CCCGCTCGACGTACGAGCGGGGAGGGTAGCCCGTGGCAGACAAGATCGGCGAGGTCGTCGTAGAGGTCGGCGCTGACGCGCGCGACTTCCGTGGCGACGCCGAACGGGGCATCGAGAAGAGCCTCAAGAAGATCGGCAAGAGGATCGAGCGCGCCGCCGAGAAGTGGGCGCGCGAGATGCGCGACTCCGTCAAGGACGCGCTCGACGGCCTCGTGCTCCAGGTCAACGCTCGCATCGACCCCAAGGACCTGCGCCGCATCGAGACGGCCATCGCCCAGACCAAGGCGTCTCCGGAGATCGATATCTCCAAGCGCGACCTAGAGGAGATCAAGCAGAAGCTCCGTCAGGCTGATTGGCGCACCCCGGTCAGGCCGGTCCTGGATGACAACGCCGTGGCCAAGATGGGCCGGGAGCTTGACGAGATGCGGGCCTCGATCAAGGCTCGTGTGGACCTGGACGAGGGCTCCCGCCGCAAGGCTCTTGAGGCGATCCGCAAGACCGAGGCGGCCATTGACGCCAAGGTTGAGATTGACGGCAAGGACATCGCCGAGATCAAGGAGCGCATCGCCAACATCAAGTCCGATGTCAAGGTTGACGCCTACCTTGAGAAGGCCGCTCAGCTCAAGATCAGGGAGCAGATCAACCGGATCGACGCCAAGCTTTCGGCCGATGCCGAGCTCTCCGACGCCGCGCGCAAGCGTATCCAGGGACAGCTCAAGCTCATCGACAGCGACATCGAGGCCCACGCTCACCTGTCCGAGGTGTCCAAGAAGAAGCTGAAGCACGAGCTCAACAAGCTCGACGGCAAGGCCACCGTCAACGCCGATCTGGATGACGGTAAGGCGCGCTTCGACCTGAAGCGGCTCACCGCCAAGCCTCGCTATGTGGACATCCACGTGCGCCTGGCCAAGGCCTCGGTGGCGAAGGTGGCTTCCGAGCTGAAGGCGCTCGCCGGCGGGAACATCTTCGCCAACCTGAAGAACTCCCTGAACGATATTTTCACCAACTTGGACACCTTCGCGGTCAAGGCCGCTACGGCGGGAACCGCAATCCTCGGTCTCACCTCCGTCGTAGGGGCCGGCTTGGGAACCGTGGCGCAGTTCGGGGTCAGCCTGGCCCACACCTTGCCGGCGCTGCTGGCGATGCCTGGCATCCTGGGAACTGCCGCCGCCGGCGTTGGCATCTTTGCGGCCGCCATGTCGGACGCATCGACCGTCCTGGAGGACCTGGGGCCGTCCTTCGAGGCTCTACAGGACTCGATCTCGACGTCGTTCTGGGGGCAGGCCGAGGGGGCTGTGCGCTCTCTCATCGTCAATGGTCTGGACGCGTTGACCCCAGCCATCTCTACCGTAGCCGCAAATATGGGGTCCATGACAGCGGCAGTGGCTTCCGCCGCCGAGGACCACCTCCCAGGCTTCCAGGCCTCCCTGGGGTACCTGGCCGAGGCCATGGACATCGGCGGCGATGGCGCGGGGGCCTTCACTGATGCGTTGCTGAGCTTGGGCGAGGTCGGCGCGAAGTATCTCCCGTCGATCGCCGAGTGGGCCAACGGCGTCGCTTACTCCTTCCAGGCCTGGGTGCAGGCCAAGATCGCCTCCGGTGAGATGGATCAAGCCATCCAGGCCGCCGCCAAGACCTTCGGGACCTTGAAGGACATCGTCTTCGACCTGGGCGGAATCCTGGCCGGAGTCTTCAAGGCCATGGCTTCAGGCTCGTCCTCCATCGATTCGATCGCCTCGGCCCTGGACAGTGCCAATAAGGCCGTTAACGGGCCGCTGTGGCAGGGGACCCTGTCTACGATCTTCAGCGCGATGGGGGACGCCGCCTCGCATGCCTTCGCCGGCATCGGCTCGCTCGGCCAGGCATTCGTGTCCCTAGCGCCCACCCTGTCCACGATCCTCCCGCTGGTGGGCCAGATCATCGAGACCGGGCTCAAGGGCATCTCCGGGGCTCTTCAGGACCCCGCCTTCCAGGGTGGGCTGGTGGCATTCTTCCAGGGTGTCCTAACGGCCGTGCAGGCCCTTGCCCCGGCTATGCCGGCTCTGGGCCAGGCCTTCGGCGCGATCGCTACAGTGGCGGGGCAGCTGCTGGCCGCCGTCGCCCCGCTCATCGCCCAGTTGGTCGAGCAGCTGGCCCCGGTGTTCACCCAGCTAGCCACTCTGCTGACCCCGATCATCGAGCAGCTGGCCACAGCACTTATGCCTGTCATCCAGGCCCTCGGTCCGATCCTGTCCGAGCTTTTCGCGGTCCTAGGCCCGCTCATCACCGAGCTGCTGGCGGCAATCGTCCCAGCTATCCAGCCCATTGTGGAAGCGACGGTGTCCGCGCTGATCCCCGCGATTCAGCTGATCGGGACCGTTATTCAGGCGCTCATGCCAATCGTGATGCCGGTTATTGATGGAATCCGGAACACCATCGTCAGCATGATGCAGGTGATCCAAGGGATCATCAACGTCGTCATGGGAATCATTACTGGCGACTGGTCCCGAGCCTGGGACGGCATCAAACAGATAGGTTCCGGAGTCTGGAACTACATAACCGGCGCCTTCTCGGCCTTCGGAAATGTGATCGTAGCCATCGGAAAAGCCGCATGGAACCTCCTCGGGGCGGCTATCTCGTCGGCCTGGAACGGCATCAAGTCCGGCGTGAGTACAGCCCTCAGCTGGATCGGGAGCATCATCAGCAGCGGCTGGTCCGCAGTGAAGAGCGTCACCTCCTCCATGTGGAGCGGTATCGCGAGCACGGTCTCGTCGTGGGTCAGTAACACGATCAACTTCGTTGCGAGCATTCCGTCAAAGATCAAGAACGTCTTCAGCGGCGCTCCATCGTGGTTGTGGAATGCCGGTGTCAGCATCATCAAGGGCCTCCTGAACGGTATCTCCTCCATGTTCTCCTCAGTGAAGAACAAGCTGTCCTCGCTGACAAGCATGCTGCCTTCGTGGAAAGGTCCCGCCCCCGTCGACAAGGTTCTGCTCACCCCCGCCGGCGAGATGATCATGCAGGGCCTCATCAAGGGCCTGGAGAGCCAGTACGGGGCCGTGCGCTCCTCGCTCCAGGGCCTGACCGAGGACCTGACCAAGCCCGCCACGATCGGGCTGAGCGCCAACGTGCAGCCACTCCCGGCCCGGGCCTCGGCCGGCCGACCGAGCCCGGCCCCGGAGTCCTCCGGATCGTTTGATAAGGGGAGCCGATCAGGCGCTACAATCAACATCACCAACAACTATCCGCAGGCCAAGTCGGACTCCAAAACTCGAGACGAGGTAGCCGAGGGGCTGCGACTGGCCGCGATCATCTGAGGAGGGTCACCCACCCATGGCCATCTACTCACTGGACGGCGCCGATCTGGACGACGTGCGTCAGCGCTGGGTGCTCGCCGAGGGGACGACACTCTCGTCCCGAGGCGAGCCCTGGGGCACCTCAGTCAGTATCCCGGGACGGTTCGGAGTGCTCCCGATCGCTCCAAGCGTTCTCAAGTCCGCCACCGTCGCCCTGAAGTTCACCGTGTTCTCCTGGACCGACGGCCGGAACGGAAACCGCTGCAAGGAGGGCCTTGAGGTCCTGGAGCGCAACTACCAGGACCTCCTGCGCCGTCTGTACGCCTTCGGGCGCCTCATGACGCTCCAGTACACGCCGGCCGGCCAGCCCGTCCGGGAGGCTCAGGTGCGCCCGTCGTCCTCCGTCGAGCCGGTCTTCGACCCGCACTCGGAGACGATCTCGTTCACCATCACCTACGAGATCGTCTCCGGCCTGTGGCGCGGCACCGTAGACATCGTGGACCACCTGCACGACATGTCGAAGTTCAACGGCTGCGTGATGCCGATCCCTGACGGGAAGCTTCTCCTGGAGCCGACGGCCCAGACCTGCACCGTGAGGGACAACGTCTCTGGCACGTCGTTCACGTTCACCGGCACTCTGAACGGCGGGGAGCGTCTGCTCGTGGACATCGCCAGTTACCGGGCCTGGAAGAACCCCTCCCAGTGGTGGGAGATTCAGCCGAACGCACGCCCCGCCGACGGCGAGATTTCGATGAGTCCGGGGGGATTCCGGGCCACTCCTAACGCCGACGGGCGCATCTCGATGACGCTGACCGGAACGACCGGCCGCTTCCGTGGAAGGATGGCCTACTAATGCCGCGCGACACTTCCTTCGCCCGCGGCATGGCTATGCGCTACGTCGCCTACGAGCAGGCCGGTGCACGCCTGGGCGTCCTCCCGGACGCTCTGGCCGGTACCTTCACGTGCCCGCGTCAGGCCACCCCCTCGCTCACCCTGTCCTACCCGAACGGGGACCTGGGCGTGCGCGGAGAGCTTCTCGACTCCGCCGTGGAGATCGCCGTCGAGCTCTGCTACGACGGGCAGACCTGGCACGAGCCGTACAACGCCCGCTTCGTCAACCTGTCCTCGGAGTGGAACCTCGTGGACGACGGCACGGAGCACCGGCGCGCCGACCTCATCCACATCGGGCACCGCCTCGAGGGCGCCCTGGTATGGAACGTCCCCTTTGCGGCGATGGACAAGGACGGGAAGTACAAGTTCAACTCCCGCAACGCCGGCGAGATTCTTCGCACCGTGTGGGACTCCGCGGTCAAGCGCGGCTGGGGCGCCGGGCTGACTCTCGACGTCAGCACCGCGACCGACTCGGCCGGGCAGGGCTGGGCGTTTCAGACCACCATCGCCTTCGATCCGTCGGTCTCGATCAAGTCGATCCTCGACACGCTCATGAACATGGGCATGATCGACTACCGCTGGCGTGGCCGCACTCTTCAGGTCTACAACGCCGACTCCGCCCTGAAGCGCGAGAACACCTCGGTCATCTGGCGCCTGAGCGCTGGCACGTCATCCGCCCCCGAGAAGCTGGACTGGTCCCAGCTGTGCACGCACGTCCTCGTGAAGGGTGACGGGGGCCGCACATGGACCTTCCCCAACCCCGAGGCCCCGGCCGGGATGCCCCGCACCGAGAAAGTCGTCAGCGCCGGCGGCGTAGAGCTGGAGGCCACGGCCAGGCGGGTGGCGGACCTGACCATGAAGACCGGCGCCACGCCCGCGGCCGAGGTGAAGCGAGAGTGGGAGGCCGACGACCTGCAGTGGCTCCCGTTCGAGGACTACTCGCTGGGCGACTGGATTCAGGTCGAGCGCGGCAAGGGCTTGGAGCGCATGCGCGTCACCCAGATATCGATCTCGGTGACCGAGAACGGCCGCTGCCAGGGGCACACAACCTTCGGGACCATGCTCGACGACGTCCTGTCGCGCCTCGCCAAGCGCCAGAAAGGAGTGCTCGGCGCCGTCAACTCCGACGGTAAGAACCCCAGGCCGGAGGGGCCTAAGAGCAAGAACCGTCCGATCCCTCCTCAGGGGCTGGTCGTCACGTCGACGGCGGTCATCAACTCCCAAGGCGACGCGGAGGCCGTCGCTACTCTGCAGTGGCAGGCGGTGTCTACGGACACCCTGGGAGTCGCCGTTGACGTGACCGGCTACGACATCTCGGTCCGGGAGGTCCCCTTCCAGGCCGGCCGCCTGAACACCTCCAAGGACACGACCGCCGAGGTGTCGGGACTGTTCCCGGGCAAGAAGTACGCCTTCAGCGTGCGCGCCGTCACTCAGGAGACGACTGGGGCCTGGTCGGCCGAGATCGTCGAGGTCATGGCCTCCGACGCCACTCCCCCGCCAGTCCCCAGCCGTCCTCAGCTGGCCCAGACCCTAGGAGTTCTTCAGGTGATCTGGGACTACCGCGGGGCCGGCGGCGAGGGCATGCCCTCGGACTTCGCCGGCGTGGAGGTCAGTATCCAGCACCCCGGTAGTGCTCCGGGAGTCGTGGCCACGATGCCCGCCCCCATGCAGCGCATCTCCCTGGCCGGATACGAGATGCGTGAGTACGAGGTGCGCCTGCGCTCCCTGGACCGGGCTGGTAACCGCTCTGCCTGGTCGGGGGACGCTCGGATCACCCTCGTACAGAACATCGACGCCGACGCCATCGCGAAGCAGGTGGAGAACCGGATCAAGGGCGGCGATGCGTTGCAGCAGGCGGCTCGGGAGGGAACCCTCAAGGAGATGGCGCACCTCACTGAGGCTATGACTCAGGTGGCCACCAATCTCGTCTCGTCGGGACCCGTCCCTCCAGATAGTGGGACAATAGGATCCAGCATGTGGATCGCACCTGACGGGCGCATCTTCGTCCTTAGAGCAGAAGGAGATCAGTGATGCAGGAGTACGTGTCTCCCAAGCAGTGGCGCGACGGGTTCGGGGCCAATGAGACCCGAATCACCGCCGCCGACCTCACCCGCATCGAGAGCGGGATCAGTGCCGCTACTCAGGGCGTGACCAACGTTGAGACCACTGTCAGCGCCCTGGCCAGCCGCGTAGCCTCTGCGGAGAACAAGGCGAAGGCCACAGACGAATACATCCTCGGCACGAAGGCGGAACTAAAAACAGATATCCTGAAGGCTGTCCCTATCGGCACCATCGTCATGTGGCCCACCAGCATCCCGCCGGAGGGCTGGCTGCTGTGCAACGGGGCTACGGTAAGCCGCGCCGCCTACGCCGAGCTGTTCAAGGTGCTGGGCACCTCCGTTGGAAACCCTGGCAGCTCCGCGTTCAAAATCCCGGACCTAACTGGCCGATTCCCCCTCGGAACCAGTAACACACACAACCTCCACTCCACGGGAGGCTCTGAGACGCACACACTGACCGTAAACGAGATGCCGGCCCACGACCACGGCATCGGGGGGAATATCGTTAAGCGTGGTTCCGGCAACGACGAGTTCCGGGAACTCGCAGGCGCATATCCTGGAGGTAATAACCCCTCCAGTCAGAGAGTAGGCGGAGGGCAGCCCCACAACAACATGCCCCCCTTCTACGGCATCAATTTCATCATCCGCGCGAAGTGACCCCGAAAGGAGGTAAGCCATGTCCGGCCCTCTGAATCCAGCCGCTGTCCCCGAGGGCGCCCGGGGCGGCCAGTACGTCACCGTCCCCGCGTTCGCCGCCCCAGGCCACTCCGCCCCCGCGAACACGAGGGACGCCCCCGGCTCCACGGTCGTCTACTCCCCGAAGGGGTGGCGCTGGGAGGAGGCTGGCGACGACTACTCTAAGACCGTTTCCAAGCTCACGTCTGCGACCATGGAGAGTGCGGTCCGCCGCATCAAGTCTTCCATGGGCGAGGTCTACTACATCCGCGGCACAGAAGACACCCGCCCGCCTTTCGACGGGGCCGCTATCGGCGATACGTGCCGTGTACAGGACGCCCAGACCCTCAACATTGTTGCGGAGTGGCGGTGGAACGGCGCCTCCTGGGAGCGGATGAAGGTCACCAGTGAGCAGATCAGCAACCTCGACGTAGGGAAGCTGACCGCCGGCGCTGCGAACATTGCTGAGGTCACGGCCAGGAAGATCGCCTCCGACGTAGGGCGCTTCCTTGAGATCACCACGGACCAGCTCACCGTCACCGGTAACGCCTCCTTCGTGAACGCCACAGCCCACCACGTGTGGACCGAGATCGTCACCGCAGGTGAGGGTGAGTTCGAGCAGATCAAGGCCGGGATGCTGGCCGCCAACTCGGTCACCGCCTCCAACATTCAGGGCGGCGCCATCGACGGTCAGGTCATCACCGGGGCCACGATCCAGACGGATCGCCAGAACAATCTCGGAATCAAGATCGACTCCTCAGGGATCCGAGCCTACGCGGGGCGCGACGGTAACACCACCTTCGAGGTGAACGCCGAAACTGGGCGAGTGAAGGTGCTTGGAGAGGTAGGCATCCAGGACACCTGGTCAGTTGCGAAATTCATCGACATCGTTGAGCAGCAGTCAGGTAACGATGTCGGCCAGCGCGGCGACCGTTGGGGTGTCGGACTCTCCATGAACTCGAGGACATTCCCGTATAAGTACCCGGCCCTCATCACATACAAGGAGGACCCGGAAAACTCGGGCGGCATCCTCTATTTCCAGGCCCCGTCCCCCTATGAAGGGGCGACTCCCAACATGCGGCTCTCCGCATCGGGTTTAGCCGTCTACTCTGGAAAGTCCGCGACATGGCAGATGAACCTCAGCAGGTCAGGGTTCGGTGCCGGGGCGTCCGGCAAAGGCAACTTCCAAGTCAACGACTACTCGGCCACCATTACTGTCGGGGGTTACAACCCACACCTGTACATTCAGGGCGGACAGTTCTGGCTGAGATCAGTGGTCGACGCCTATCGTGGAGTATGGTCGAACGGGAGTTCGTCCACCCTCGGGTGGGACCGGACTCATCAGGTGTACGTTGACGGTAGCGGGGTCCATTCCGTCGGGGGCAAGAACTTCGCCATGCGTGTCCCCGGGGAGTGGCAGAAGCGCCACATGATGCTCCGACACGCCTCCACCGAGTCCCCTCACGACGGGATTGAGTACTGGGAGAACGTGACTCTGGATGAGGGTGGCCACGCCACCTGGGTACTCCCTGACTACGTCCCCAAGATTGCCTCCCCGACGGCGCCCTGGATCGTGCTGACGTCATCCTCCGCCACGGCCAAACTGACCCGTACCGGGTATGGCGTGGACGCCGCCCCGTGGTCGGTGGAGGTGACCGGCCAGCCGGGGGAGACGGTGGCTGTCCTCGTCAAGGGCGCCCGGCAGATCGACGAGTGGGACGACAAAACCGACCACATCGCCCTTCGTGACCGCTCCAGGGAGTCTGTGTGGATGCTCCCGCCGGCATTAGGTCCAGACGACGGAGAGGGACAAGCCGTCGTCGCTTACGATAGTCGAGGCGGGTACGGGCCATCGCCTGAGCCGCCGCAAACACAGCCCACGGAAGACGCTCAGGAGAAGAAATGACACCTCAGACACAGCAGGTAGACGCCATCGCAGTGATCGACGCCCTCACGGCGGAGATCGCGGCGCTGACCCGTCGAGCGGTCATCGCAGAGCAGCGGGCCGCTGCCCTTGAGGCCGAGATCAACAAGGAGAGCAAATGACCGTAGGATCAGTCACCGCGCAGATCGCGCGGGAAATCTGTGACAACCAGCCGGTGGGCTACAGCCAGGGGGAGGACCGCCGTAGCTGGTACGCCGCCGCTGACGCCTACGGTCGGGTCTCCAGTCCGCAGAGTGCGGACTGTTCGAGCCTGGTCGCCGGGTCGATCTCTTACGGCCTCCACCACACGTACGGCGTGCCGTGGGGCCACCAGGCGCTCCTCGAGCCGAACGATTTCTGGACCGGGAACCTCCGGGCCGGTATGGAAGCCCGGGGATTCGATGAGGCCCCTTGGGCGGGCGAGAACCTGACGCCGGACGGCGGCTTCCAGATTGGAGACATCGTTCTGTCTGCCGGTAACGAGGGCGGAGTCGGCCACGTGATTGTGATCGTCGAGAACGGCTACGACCCGCTTGAGTCCGAGGCGTGGATCGCTGAGACCGGTGACATATACGGCGAGCGCGGCGACCAGACCGGCCAGGAGACCCGTACCGAGCGGTACAGCACGCACCCGTACACGCTGCGCGGTGCCTGGACCTCCTGCCACCGCTTCAATGAAGCGAAGTTCTTCCAGCAGTGGCCCGAGTTCGCGAGGGGGCGGGCTGCCTCTGCAGTCCCAGCTTCGACGCCCCCCGCGGCCTCCTCGGCCCCTGCGCACGCCCACGGCATCGACATCTCGTCTTACCAGGGCGGCCTGAACATCGGCGCGATCTGGGCGGACTTCGTGATCGTCAAGGCGACCGAGGACGACGACTACCAGAACCCCTACATGGAGTCGCAGGCGCAGGCCACGCTCGGCAGGGGCAAGCGGCTGGGCTTCTACCACTTCGCGCGCCCCGGAGACGCTCAGGAGCAGGCCCGCTACTTCGTGGATGCCGTGCGCGGCTACGTCGGCAAGGCCACTTTCTGGCTCGACTGGGAGGCGAACGCTGTCCCGCAAGGGCCGGGCTGGGCGACGACGTTCCTTGACACCGTGAAGTCGCTGACCGGCTCCACGCCGGGCATCTACATGAACGGCTCGGCCCTGAACGGCTACGACTGGTCCGCCGTCGCCTCCCAGTACCCGCTCTGGTACGCGGGCGGTCCGGACTACTCGGACTACGGGTCCTCCTACTCGGACCCGGCAGTGCCGAACGTCTCCTACTGGGGCGCTCCGCTCATCCACCAGTACACCGAGGACGGCCGTCTGCCCGGCTACTCCGGCACGCTGGACCTGAACAGGCTGCGCGACCGTGCTACGTGGGATCGGATGATCGGGGGCGGGGCGTCGGCCACCGTCTCCGCCGCCGCGTCGGGAGAGGCTCAGCTCGCCGTGGACGGGGAGTACGGGGCGGCCACCGTCGGTCGGCTGAAGTCGGTCATGGGCGCCGTCGGCTACGAGGAGGTCTTCGCCGTCGCCAACCTGCGCCGCTTCCTGAACAAGGCCGTGCCCTCCGCCTCGATCCATCAGCTGACCGGCATGTACCGGCTGCCTGAGGACCGTGGGTGGGACTCAGACATGGTGAAGGTCTTCCAGTACCTCGTGCTGGCCTGGAACAAGCCGGGCGTGCCGGCGGGCTGGTCCTTCGGGGACTGGGTAGACGGGGACTTCGGCGAGGCCACGGTCGCGGCGCTCCAGATGGCGCTGAACGCGTCCAAGGCCAACAGCTTCCGGCTGTGGTGAGGTCTTGACATCGTCGTAACCTATTGAACTTTCATGGACTCATAGGGATACACTAAGGGCGGGGACTCAGACGGGTCCCCGCCCTTACCTCTGGAAGGAGCACATGTGAAGTACGCCTCTGCAACGTTCTGGGAGGGTCTCGCCGAGCGGGCCATCTCAACCTTCTCGCAGTCCCTCGTCGGCGCCTTCGGTGTTGGCACCTCGATCTTCGGCCTGGACTGGAAGGGGGCCCTCGGCATCGCCGGGGCCGCCACCATCGCCTCGGTCCTGAAGTCGTTCTCCCTGCCTGAGGAGACCGACCGCGCCGTGGCCGCCTCCGAGCTGGACGCCTACACCCCGCGCCACGCCTCCGACCAGACCGGTCTGGCGGGCTGAGGCAGTAGTGGCTACAGCAGGGCCGTCCCCGTCACCGATCGTCGCAGTGCTGACCTCGCCGGATGTCATCGCGGCGGGGACGGCCCTGCTGGTCGCACTCATCACCTGGCTGAAGATCACGATCAACCGCCAGCAGGAACGTCTAGAGGAGAGGATGACCCGGATGAGCGCCCACGTCGTGAGAGCCGCCAACGCGGCCGAGTCGGCCTCGGAGGGCGTCCACAACAACCACGACTCGAACCTGCGGGACGACCTGGACATCAAATTCGGCCAGGTCCTGGACGGCCTGGCCCGCCTGACGGAGTCGGTTGACGGCCTGAGAGAGTCCGACCGACAGCACGTCGCCCGCATGGCCCGGATCGAGGACCAGGTCGAGGGGGTCCGCAACGACGCCCGGACTGATAGGTCCCACCTGTACACGGAGGTCCAGTCATTACACGATCGGATTGATAGGGTAAAGACTGAGACGAATCCGTTACGTCAGGAGTCCCGATGACCCTCGCCACACCCACGATCACTGGCCGCGTCGTAGGCCCGGACGGTCTGGGCCGTATGGGCCGGCTGACCTTTACCCCCGTCATCTCCACCGCCCGAGAGCCGGTAGGTACTGTCCTAACCGGGCAAGCCTCCTTCCGCATTGACCCTGACGGCTATCTAGTAGGACAGGCCGGGGGGTCGGCGCTCGTTTTCCCTGGGGACTATGAGATAGATCTCAATATACCGGGTGACTGCGGAGTCCACCTCCGACGCAGGGTGCTGCTATCCCCCGGCCAGACTCTCACACTTGCTGGCCTCCTTACGCCGGTACCGGGACCGACTATCCCCTCAGGCCCAGTACCTCCCCAGCCCCAGCCCGGCGAGGCGGGTCTGCTGACCTCCGGAAGTCGTGGGGTACGGAACGCGGCTGGCTCGGGTGTTCTGGAGGCCTCCAACCCGGGAGAGGTCACCGACCTCGGGGGCGGAGTCCTCTCCTGGCGAACGGTGGAGGACGGCATCGTAAGCCTCGAGGGACGGGGCGTCCGCGACTCGGGCACTCCGGGTATCCTTGAGCCTATAAGTAGTTCCGAGGTCATAGACCTTGGCGATGGATCAATCACCTGGAGGTGACCGTATATGGCCGATCTCACTTGGTACAGTCGCGAGGGAGCGGACCAGCGATTCCTGACTAAGGTCGAAGGCTCGGGACTGGCTTCCAAGTCGGAAGTCACTCAGGGCGATGCTGCCCTGGGGGCCCGTCTTGAGGCCGTTCAGGCAACAGCCGCTGCCGCGCTTCCGGCGGCGGCCGCCGCCGCCTACGCGACCAAGGCCGAGCTGGCTCAGGCGCAGCTGGGGGGCGGGACGGGTCAGATGCCCGATCTCTCTAGGCTGGCATCCAAGGTAGAGGTTCAGCAGGCCGACGCGGCTCTGAGTGCTCGAATCGATTCCTCTGCGACCAAGTCCGAGCTGGGGGACTACCTACGGAAGGCGGATGCCGCAGGCTCATACGCCACGAAGGCTGAGCTGGCGCAGGTGAGTCTACGGGCCGCGGGGGGAGGGGCTTCCCCCGCCCCGTCTCAGCCCTCTTCGGGAGCCCCCCTCGCCGCCCTCCCCCTGCGGCCCGGACAGCCCGTCGCCACTGTCGGCTACTTCGGTGATTCCTGGTCCACTGAGGCCATGATGGGGGCCGGATTCAATCTGCCTGCAGCCATTTCCCGCCTCATTGGAGGCATCCCCGTGGTGTCTTCTGTGGACGGTTCCGGCTTCGCGCACTCGAAGGAGGGCAACCTCAGCTTCGAGGTTGACTCGCGCGTCAACGCCGTTTGCGCGGCCACCCCGAACCTCATCGTGACCATCGGATCCCTGAACAGCGACAAGGTGATCGAGAACGGCAACCACGATGGTTCCCGGATCACGGAGGCCGTGAAGACCTTCGTGACGAAGGTTCGCGACAAGCTGCCGCAGGTTCCGATCATCATGATCGGCGCGGAGCCGTCATCCGTGTCTCGACTCCTGTCCAGCCCCTCTCACATCAACGTCAAGGCCCACAAGGCAGGTGTTGAAGCGTCCGGAGGCATCTCCAACGGCGTCGCCTTCGTGGACTGGCTTGGTGTCGCTGACCGTCAGGCTGTGCCGTGGCGCGACGGTCGAATCTGCGCTACTGGCGACATTGTGGTCTACAACGGTGTCGCCTACCGAGTTACCCGGGCATGGTCCCCCGCCTCTGGCGAGACTCCGCTGACGGTCGGGGCGCCTACGGTCCAGGTGTCTGACGTACTGTCCGGTACCGGAAATGAGGGGACGAAGCGCGGTGACGGTACCCGAGACACCCTCCTCCAGGCGGACGAGACGCACCCGACCAAGATTGGCTCTGTTGCCTTTGGAGCGGCCGCCGCGAAGCACATCGCTGACGCCCTCTCGCAATTGTCCGGATGGATTGCGGCTCAGGGACCCGTCGTCCCGGCCGCCTCCGCGCTCCCCGCCCCGCCCCCGGCTCCGTCGGGCGATGGCCTGCCGGTCATGGCCTGGCTCCAGAGCGGGTGGGGTAAGACCGATCGCACGGCCTACACGCTGGACGAGGTCAAGGCTGTCGCAGCCCTCCGCCCGGACCGTGTGGCCCTGCCGATCGTCCGTACGGACGAGACCATTTCGCCCGACAACGTGGACGCTGCCGTGTCAATCAAGACCAGCTACATCGGTACCGACGGCCAGAAGTACAACTTCTCCGACGGTAGCCTTTTGGGCATCAAGTCCCGCGGGGTTGACGCGGCCTCCATGAAGGCGTCTCTCGACGCCCTCGAGGCTGCAGGAATCGTGGTCATGCCGAACCTGCGCGACGGTAAGGACGATCACTCCGCCCAGTGGACCCAGAACTCCTCTGAGAGGATCGCCAAGTACCTCCTCACCCGCACTGGCAAGACCTACGAGGCCATCCTCGGCCGCGGAGAGAACACCCTGCGGACGAAACTCCTCACCGAGGCCCCCGGCCTCAAGACGGCGTCCGACAACACCGACGGCCCCGCCGACTGGCAGGTCACTGACGTCAAGAACTCCACGATCGGAATCCTGGGTCCGACCGCCGGGGCCTCCGGCTGGGGGGCGGCCGCCAAGGTCTTCACTGATGGCGTGTGGGCACTGGTGGCCAGCAAGGACGAGCAGGAGTCCGCGCGGTCGCTCGCCAAGGCCGCCGGTGCGAAGATCGTAGGCTGGGCCGTACCCACGGCTGAGGCTCTGGCCGCGGTCAAGGCCTGACTGGGGAACTGATGACTGAATCCATTCTCCCCGGTATCGGGGAGTGGTGGCGCAGCCGGGGGCAGCGGCAGGGCGATGCCGTGTCGCTGCCTCCCGAGGCCTCAACGACTCCCTACGACCTGTCTGCGGTGCCTACGGCATCTCGCCGGTTCACGATTGAGATCACCTACAGCGCTGATCGGGCTTCCAAGGTGGACCTGCGCGTGAACTGGTTCTCCCACGTTCAAAAGAAACTCGGCGGACCCTTCAACCTGTCCAGCCTGGCGCTAGACGCTGCTCAGGGGAAGACGGTCACGGCTGAGGTTGCGCTGCCGGCCAATCCGTCTCCGCGGTGGCTCCCGTCGCTCAGCGTCTCGGCCGACTCCGGCGAGGTGTCTATCTCCTCGCTGAAGGTCTACGAGACGCCCTCCCCCTCAGGGCCGTCCGTCACCGTGTGGGACGGCACCAGGGAGGTTCCAGCAACCATCGAATTCGTGAACTGAGGAGAGACGTGGCTGACGATAAAACGGAGCCCTGCAAGGGCTGTGCGGTGACCATCAACGTCACCGGCGGTGGCGTGAAGGTCAGCGGGGAGGCGCCCCCCGCCCCCGATCTGACGAAGTACGTCACCCGGGAGGTGGCGGACTCGATCTACGCGCCCCGTACGCAGGTCGCTGCGATGGGTGACTCAATCCGGGCTGCCCGCGCCGTTGCTGACGCCGCGCTCACGAGGGCGGCCGCCGACGAGACTTACGCGACCAAGTCGCAGGTGTCATCCATGGGTGACAGCATCCGCGCCACCCGGGCGGCCGCCGAGCAGACGAAGGCCGAGGGTGAGGCCACTCAGGCCATCGCCAAGCACGCCGAGGAACTGACTCAGACGCTGGCCCGCAATCTGGCCGTGTTCCCTCGGGTGCTGCGCCTGGACGCCGGTCATCCTGTTCCGGCCGGCACTCCGCTGGGGACGATCATCGTCCGCACGGAAGAGCCGATCTCAAACAGCGACAACCTGTTCCCGCCAATCAGTGAGTGGCCGAATATCAGCGCCGCTGAGACTGGGGACGGCGTGCGCCTGGACTTCCAGCACCCCGCCCTCGTGCCTGGTCTGGACCAGCTGAAGTCCTCAGAGGGTCGCTGGGAGATGGTCATGACCTACTCCTTCCCGGGCGGTAACTTCGGTGAGGAGGAGGCCCAGGTCAACCTCTGGACGGCCCGCCGCTATCAGGAGGAGGGCCACCAGCCGCAGGTCGATCAGGGCTCGAAGATCGACACCCTGACCGTCCGAAAGGGCGACCACCTCACTCTGAAGCTCGACATCGAGCCTAAAAAGGTGGACGACAGGCTCGGAGATGAGTGGGGTATCTGGATGGACGCCCCGGTCACGGCGCTATACGTCCACGACATCGTGATTCGCAGAGTCGCGTGAGACAGCGGAGGCCCCGCCTACATCGGTAGGCGGGGCCTCTCCTTCACCCGATCGGGTCGTTCAGTGCTCTCCAGATTCCGAGAGCCCCTTGGGGGGGCGCCACGCCGTTACCTAGCAGGCGCCTCTCCGCCGAGACTTTCAATCCTCTACCAGTCACCCAGCCCTCAGGCAGGCCCATCATCTTCTCCATGGATCGGGTAGCCTCGGAGGGCTCCGGGCACCCTAGAGCCTGATAGAGAGACTGACCGTGCCCGTTCCCGTTACCGTGCTTTCGGCGCTGAGCCTCTCGCCATTCCTCCCAGCCTTCGGGAGAACGGCTCCACCCCATATCGACGACGGTAGGCGTGGGAAGGAGATCGGATGGCCTCTCCTCCAAGGTCTCCGGCTTTACCGCCCCGCCCAGTAGGTCGAACCCGTCCCCGCGGGTGGCGATGAGGAAAACCCGCGCCCTGCGGTGACGTGCCCCGACCTCCCACGCCTCGGCCCTGCCCCACCGTACGGAGAATCCGTACTTACCTAGCTCGGCGTCAATCGCCTTCCGGTACTTGAGGGCCTGCGGGACGTTCTCTATGGCGAGGACTCGGGCTCCCGACAGGTGGCCGATCTCGGCGCACCGGAAAAACAGGCCACTCCGGCTCCCGCGCAGCCCTGCACCGTGCCCAGCCCTAGACAAGTCCTGGCACGGAAAGCCGAAGGTGATGACGTCGGCCTGGGCGAAGTCCAAGGCCGGGTCATGGACATCCTTGAACTGGGCGGCCTCGGGCCAGTGCGACCTCAGTACGGCCCGAGAGGGGCCGTAGTTGTCGCAGATAGCGGTCAGGCTAAGGTCCAGGTCAGGAAGAGCCCGCGCCAGGGCCAGTTCCAGGCCCCCGTAGCCGGAGCAAAGTGATAGAACTCTCATTATTCCTCGCTGGTGGTGGTGGTGGTCAGGAGTAGAGCTTCCAGGACGAGGCGTTCCCGCCCCGGGCCTCGAAGGTGAGGATGGCGGGCTTGGTGGAGTCGCCTGAGATGTTCGTCCACCAGTCGGAGCCGCGGTCAGCTGACGGGCATGAGATGATCCAGCGGGCATCCCCGGCCTGACTCACGGCGAAGTTGTGCCAGTGGCCGTGCACCAGGATTCTGGCGTCGTAGAGGCCGCTCCTGCGCCCGAACGCGAGGTCCCTGAACCATGAGGGCACCTTAGACTGCTGGCCCGCCAGGTGGCCGTGAGTGAAGCCGATGCGGGTGCCGTCTGCTGCGTCCACGGTGACGGCCTCCTCCCACTTCTCCGGGCGGAAGAACTTCACGTGCTCGAAGCCCTCGCGGTCGGTGACAATGTCCTCAATGTTCTTCGAGATCATGATGCCGAAGTCGTCATCGGGCGCGTTGGCGCGGCTGTTCTTGCCGGGGCCGACCCGCACGGCGCAGTGGTTGGACGGGACGGCCACGTAGTGCAGGGACTCGCAGAGCGGGGCGAGCAGCCGGACGGCCTCGGCGTAGAGGCGCTGCACGACGCGAATCTGATCGGTGAGGCTCAGGTCATTGGTCTGGGCCTGACTGGCGACGTTCCAGAAGCCCTCCGTGGAGTCTCCTACGTCGGCAAGGATGATACGCCGGTACTGGGCCGGCCCGTTGAGGTCATGGGCGATGTCGTGGATGGCTCGGCGCACCAGTCTGACGGTGTCCTCGGTGCCGCCCCCCTGAGCGACCTTCCCGCATTGCAGATCCGCAAGGCAGACCACCGGCGTGGCCTCCCGAGCCTGGGCCAAGGCGCTCGGGCGAGCGAGAGCGGGCTCCCGGAAGACCGGCTCCAGGTCCTCCCACGCCAGGCGCTTGGCCTCCTCCATCTCAATGGAGCCGGGGCGGTACTCGATCTTCTCGTAGGAACCGTCAGCGAGGCGGACAGTCTTACCCCGCTTCGTGATGGCACCCACGGGGAGATCGAAGAACGCGTCGCGACTGAGCTCGTCGCGGCTCTTCCGCTTCAGGGCTCGGCGGTGCCGGCGCACTGTCGCCTCGGAGGTGTTGAACTCCTCGGCCAGGTCGATGTTTGTCTTGCGCTCCCGTTCGGGGAGCGCGTCGTTGGCGATGATCGCCTCATCCAGCGGGCTCATAGGGCTCCAATCATGAGGATTGCTGGGAATGCTGGGGGCAGTTTATACCTGTCCCCAGCCTTTTCCACAAATCGGAAGCCATATTGAAACCTGAGTCCCGTAGATCACACATTCAAGCTTGTGAGGGTATTGCCCTCGCCTCACTACCGGCGTACAGTCGATGCAGGTCGAGATACGGCCACCCAGCCGATAGGAACCGCCATGAAGAACCAGTACGAGTACACGATCAACTCCACCGACGACATCCGCAGGGCCCTGAGTGAAGCCGAACGTGAGGGCTACGACCTCACCCACTACAACTCGGCCTTCTACCTTCGAGGGACCTCAGGCCAGCCGATCTCGGTAGACGACTCTCTGGCGAACCTCTACGTCGTGGCCTACGGGCCGGCGCCGGTATGGGTATCCGGGGAGGGTGAGACGACCGTCATCGCCGAGAAGAACGTCACCGTCTATGCTACGGAAGGCAGCTTGATAGACGCCTACGACTCGGCCATCGTCTACGCCTATGACCACTCCCAGGTAGACGTCAGCATGGACGCGGCCGTGTACGTAGCCTCCGATGACGCCGACGTGGAAGCCTTCGGAGACTCCAAGGTCTACCTTCCCGGCGAGGGCATAGCCGGGTCTCGGGCATGGGTTCGCCTGGAAGGCGATTCCGAAATCATTCGAGGCGCCGACGCGCCGAAGAGCCTTGGCAACTGATAGGAGAATCCAATGACATCCCTCTCTACCAACCACCTCGCCTTCCCAGGCAACTTCAACCCACTGACTGAGCGGCGCGTCACCGCTCAGGCATGGTCCAACGCCCTTCGCCCCTACCTGCGCTACGTGCACACCGTCGAGCAGGACGGCGCTGTCAAGGTAGTCGCTGAGAGCGGCAACGACCTCGTGCTGACTCTCACCGAGTCGGACGAGCTCCGCGACCACTGGCCGCTGTGGACCCTGGAGGTCTACTCGCGCCACAGCGGTGTCGAGTACGGCTACAAGGTCGGCAACCTCCAGGACGTGCTAGTCTCTCTCCTGCGCGAGGTCTGACTCTCGGTCACCCTCTAGGGAGTCGGCCCGCGCCGGCAAAGACGCCTCAGAAAACCCCCGGATTGACTACCCGGGGGTTTTCTGTTGCCTAGATCACCTTCTCATAAGTTGTGAGCACTTCCCCCGGCAACTCACAAAATGTAGGCTGTACCAATCACCCGGCGACGGCAGACGCCGTCCCAGATAGGAGCAGTCATGAGCATCATGGACCTGGAGAAGGTCGTGAGCCGGTCCAGGAAGGCCGCCCAAGGCTCACACACGCCCTGCGGCCCGATCACGTGGGTCTGGGGCAAGGAGGACCTGAAGGCCCTCGTGAAAGCCATCCACGCCTCACAGAAGGTCGTCATGGACCTGGAGACCACCGGCCTGGACGAGTACGCGGAGGCCGGCGGCGACACCAACGGCGGCTACCCCGCACGCATCGTCCTGGCCTCACTCACCCTCCCGAACGCCGAGCGCGCCGCAGCGGGCGCCTACAACTGGCGCACCTTCGACGGCGAGCAGCCGATGACTTACCTCGTGCCCCTCTCGCACCCGGCCTCGCCCCTGCTCGGCGCGTGGAGGAAGGTCATGGCGATCATCGGCCGCGAGATCAACCGCAGCGGGAAGCCCTTCGTCAACGCGAACGTGAAGTTCGACGCGCGCTGGGTCTTCGCCCAGGCCGGCGTGGACCTGTCCGACCGCATCGAGTGGGACACGACCGTCTCGTCCCAGCTGGTGGACACCGAGGCCCGCACCCGTCTCAAGATTCGCGCCGCTCGCGACTTCGGAATCGAGGAGTGGGACGACTTCGACCTCAGCACTCCCGGCGCCGCCGAGCGCGTGGACCTGATACAGCTCGGCGAGTACGCGGCGCGGGACACCTACTACACCTGGAAGATCGAGGAGGAGCACCGCGACCAGATGTTCCTCTCCGGGGACGAGGAGCCCTTCGACTCCGACGACATCCAGATGGCCCGCCTGGGAAAGGTCGCCACTTACGTCGCCATGCCTACTGTGAAGACTCTCACAAAGGTGGAACAGCGAGGTTTCCTGCTCGACGTCGACTGGGTCCACGCCAAGATCGCGGAGATGGACGCCCTGCGCCTGAAGGCGTGCGAGGACATCCTCGGCCTGTACGGTACCGCCCCCGCCCCCGCCCCGGCGAAGGACGGCGTGACCACCGCCGCGACGTCGAAGTGGTTCCAGGGCTTCGTCGCTCAGGCCATCGCGGCCGGCGACCTGCGCGTGACGGCACGCACGGACTCCGGCAACGCTCAGTGGAACAAGGCGGTCCTCATCGCCCAGAAGCGCCAAGGCAGCCCCGCTGCCGACGCGCTGCTCCGCCACCGCGACGCGACCAAGACTCTGGAGTTCCTGCGCTCGTGGCTGGAGCTGCGCGACCCTAACAACGTGATCCACGCCACCTACAACGTGGGATTCGTGAAGACCGGCCGGCTGAGTTCAAGTAATCCTAACGTCCAGCAAATAAGTTCTAGGCTCAAGCCGGCCTTCATCCCGCGCCCGGGGCACGTCCTGCTCGATCTCGACTACAGCCAGGTCGAGCTCCGCGTAGCCGCGTTCATCTCCCGCTCGCAGCCAATGATCGAGGCCTTCCAGAGAGGTGACGATCTTCACAGGCTCCTCGCCGCGAAGATCGCTGGCAAGGCGCCCGAGGACGTCACCCCCCTGGAGCGCAAGCGGGCCAAGGCCGGCAACTTCGGCCTGCTCTACGGCATGAGCCCGGGGGGCTTCCAGTCCTACGCCGCCACTGCCTATGACGTTTCTCTCACTTTGGCCGAGGCTCAGGCCGTCCACAGCGCGTTCTTCGAGATGTGGGACGGCATGCGGCAGTGGCACGAGCGCTCCAAGCGCCGGGCCTACGAGCGCGGCTACGTCACGTCCCCCATCGGCCGCACTCAGTGGCTGAGCGACCTCTACTCGAAGAGCTCGTTCAAGTCGTCCCACGCCGAGCGCAACGCACTGAACAGTCCTGTGCAGGGCTTCGGCTCGGACCTGATGCAGATGGCCGCGGCGTCGATCATGGGCACGCTCCCCGGCTACCCACTCCCCCGCGTCGAGGGCGCGCACGTCGTTGCCACCGTCCACGACGAGATCTGCATCGAGGTCCCGGAGGATCGCTGGCAGGAGATCCTCATCGAGTGCAAGCGCCGGATGGAGGACGTGAACGTCTTCCTGCGCCCGCTCGACTGCCAGATGGACGTCCCGATCGTGGCGGGCCCCTCGGCCGGCACCCGCTGGGGCGTGCACGACCTGCACGACGAGGACGACCCGCTTCCCGCCCCGTAATGTAAACCCCGCCACCTAAGTGAGACTTGCGTCTCACTTTCAGAAAACGGGAATACACCTGGAAACACTGGGAAAGGACCGTATTCCCAAATCCGCTGAGACCTGTATCACACCACAAATCACACCTAGGAGAAATCATGCGCAACGCACTTCGCAGCTACCCCGCCCGCAAGGCGACCTTCCAGGGCCGCCCCGCCGTCCAGATCAGGGACACGAAGAACGAGATCGAGTACTTCGTCGAGATCACCGAGAAGCCGGACTCCGGCGGCCGCTACCACGTCGTGAACCTCCTGTGCCGCCCTGACGAGGGCGTTCGGTTCCCCGACAGTGTCCCCCACCGGACCCTCTGCGAGATCGCCGCAAACGTGCTTGAGAGGGCCGAGAAGCCTGCACGAGGGGGCAACATGTACCGCGGTGCGCCCGTAGAGACCCTGCGCAAGATGATCGAGGAGGGCAAGACGCGCACCGACATCGCCCGCGAGCTCGGCCGCAGCATCTACACCGTGGACTCCTGGCTCAAGCGCGCCCGCCGGATCGACCCGACCTTCCCAGGCACGATGACGAAGACCGGCGCGCGCCGGCCGACTCGCAACAGGCCTCCCCGCAGGAAGGCTCCGACGGACGCCTGAGCCCCTCACGAGGGGCCCCTCCCGATCCGGGAGGGGCCCTTTTGCGTGCCCTGAATCACACATCGGAGGCCGTGACACATGCTGAGACAGTTGTCCGCATAGTGAGAAAGTGACGGCGGTCACGGCGTTTTAAGCACGGTTGGAAGGGTAAATAATGCTTATGTCAAAACGTGTATGCCAAGTTACAGGTTCCCCCTGACTCGGGCGTGTCGCGCTGCAACTTCCGCGTGTCGGGCCCCATTGCTCGGATTAATCCGTATGCCTGCATACTATTCCCAGATATGGGTGTGATGAATGTCTAATTTTAAAACCCCTATTCCGTGAACAACCTCACCGTTTTGCGCTTGCAACAGCTCCCAGAATTTGATACCCCGCGCGCCCGCGCGCGCCCACACACACTCGCGTCCTTCCCCGGACGTAGTCCGGGGGAAGGACGCTCGTGTTGTGTGGGTAGTGGAATATATGTGTATATATGAGCCAGGTCACATCCGTTGCCGATGCCGGTTCCGCACCCGTTGCCGGTTCCGACCCGACCCCTCGCTCCGCTTCGCTGCGCTTCGGGGTCGGGTCTTTGAACCCCGGTTCGAACCTGGGCCGTCGCAGGGCGCCGGGGAGCCTTCGCCCCTGCGGTGTCCGCGTGAAGGGCGCTGCGGCGCTGAGGCGCCGGTCGCCCAC